AAATTATTAAGTGCCGAAGAGTTAGCTATAATGACAGTAGGGGAGAAAGAGATAAGTGAGATGTCAGAAAAAGAAAAAATCAGACATAAAGATAAAATGTTAGAAATACTTGATGACTTAGCTTTTGGTGAGATTGATAAGTATATAACAAATACTGATTTGCTTGCAGCTAAAACAGCAGAAAGAGATAAAGCTTTAAGAAGATTACAAGAACAAAACTTGTATGAAATGGAAAAGGTTTCTATTGAGGCTGAAAAAGGCAGAAATGCAAAATCAAATCAAGAAAACTTGAATTTTATTGAAAACTTCAAGAAGATGCAGGAAAATAGAACAAGAGTTGTTGAAAATGAAATAACAAAAATTGACAACGCAGAAAGAGCTGCTTTAGAGGATAATGAGCAGATGAAAGCAAGGGGTCTTATTAGTGAGGAACAGTATCAGGCTAACTTAACGAGAATTACTGAAGATGCTATTGGTCAAAGAAATAATGCTGTTCAAAATGGTGTTGATAGAGATGTTGAAGCTTTATCTGATGCTATAACTCAAATAGGAGAATGGTATCAAATGGGATTTGATGCTTTGTCAACATTTCTTGATAATAGATTCGCTATAGAAAAGGCAGCAATAGAAGATAGGAGAGAGGCTGAAAAAGCAGATTTAAATGCTGCTATGGAAGCTGAATTAGAAGCTTTTGAGGGCAATGCTGAGGCTCAAGAGGATATTAGGAAAGCTTACGCTTTAAAAGAACAGTTAATAGAAAAGAAAAAACAAGCAGAATTAACTAAAATAAAAAGAAAAGAGTTCCAAGTTCAAAAGGCTAATGATTTAGTGCAAGCAACAATTAATGGTGCTTTAGCTATAATAAAAGCAACAGCACAAACAGGTATATTCGCTGCTGCTGCTGTTCCTATTGTTGCTACATTGGTAGCTGCTCAAATAGCTGCTATTGCTGCTCAAAAATTTGTGGGTGCAAAAGGTGGTATTATACCAGAGCAAAGTTACGCAACTGGAGGAATTGTTGTTGGTAAAAGCCATGCTCAAGGTGGTGAAAAATTTGCTGTAGGTGGTAGAGTTGTTGAGTTAGAGGGTGGTGAAGCTGTTATAAATAAAAGGTCAACAGCAATGTTTAGGGGTCAATTAAGTTCTATGAACGCAGCAGGTGGTGGTGTTAGATTTGCTGAGGGTGGTATCACGCCAATGCTTCAGGGGGCTGCTACAGCAGGCTCAAACACTAATATGGATGACTTTGCTTCCGCAATAGTTAATGGTATTAATAGTAAAACAGTAACTGTTTCCGAGGCAGATATAACAAGTTCACAAGAAAATGTTAGTATTTCTGAGTTAACCTCTTCGCTTTTTTAAAAAAATTATATATATTTGTATTATGAAAAATTTATTAAGAATATTTTGGAGTTATTTTATAGGTAAAGGTGTGAAAAAAGCATCAGAAAAAAAATTTAAAAAAAGAATGGACATTTGTAGAAGTAATGTTTGTAATTCTTACAAAAAACCCTTTAAAATAAAAGCTTTAGAGAAGTGTGGTGATTGCGGTTGTTTTCTTAATATTAAAAACAGAATAGATGAGTTTTACATTAAATGTCCAAAAGGATTATGGGAATAGAATTTGTTAGACACAAAAAAGGTTGGCAAGGAATACCATTGCACGAAAAAAAAATAATAAAAAAATCTATCTTAGATTTAAGTGATAACACTAAAGATAGAAGAGATGCTTTATCTATATTATTTGAGAAGTATAATTTGTATATGGGTGGTAGATATAAACCATCATCACAAACATGCGGAAGCTGTGTTAGTAATGTGGTTAACACCTTTAAAGCACAAATAGAAAAAGAGAATGGCTAATAAAAATGAAATTGTATTTGAATTTAGAGACTTATTAGATAAACAACTAATAAAAAGATTTGGAGAAAAATACACAGCAAAAGATATTATATACCATTTATCATCAAGAGGCTTAATACCACATAAAACATTAAGAAATTATATGATGATACAAGACTTTGATAAGTTTTTAGTTGAAAATTTAGGTCATGTAGGTAACACATTTATTGATTTGTCTGTCAAATATGATATTTCAGAAAAACAAGCAAAAAACATTGTTTACAAGCAAAGAAAGAAATTTGAAACTAAATCAAATATTCGTGTAAATCCTTTAGTGTAATAAATGTTATACCAGGATTATAACTCCATATCTTTTTAGCATATACTGTGTGTACATGTGAATCTTCTTTAAACAAAGCGTCCATAACACCTTTTACCAAATTATCTATATCAGGCCTTTTTTCATGTGGTTTATTATTTAATAAATCTTTTTTCTTTTTAGACCAAGATTTTGGCATTGGTATATAAAATTCAACATAAATTTCTTTATCTATTTCAATATTATTCTTTTTTATAAGTCTCCTTAATTCGTCTTTATAAGCCCAATACTTAACAACACAAGGTCTTTTTTTCCATGTATCAGCTCTTGTCATCCGAGGTTTTGCTATCGGATTTATCTTTATTCTTTTCATTTTCTATCATTACCTTGTTAATTTTCTGCATAATACCTCTTGCAATTACATCTTTAGTTACAGTTTTTTTACAACCTGGACATTTTAGATTTTTCTTTGTCTTATACCACTTTCTTTTACAACAAGATGTTAGAGATAAGTCATCATCTTTTATGAAGTATTTATCAAACTCTTCTCTGCTAAACTTCTTCATTCTCTATTTTCTCAAGTTCAAACTTTAAATGAGCCATAGCTTTAGTTATACATTCAACAGGGCTCTTGTGTTTTCTTCTTGCTCTTAATAGATATGTTACAGCTGTTCCAATATTATATGATAATTCAAAATCTTCAACAACTTTTCTTGCCTCATACTTGTGTGTTTTACCAATATAATAATCAGGAATATCTATATCTACTATATCTTTTTTAGGTAAATAATCTTTTTTACCGCAGGTACATTCTTCACAGGAACAATTCCTGTTATATTCATAATAATAATCGTTATGCTCCATGATGTGTTATTTTAATGTTATCATCTAAATCTAATTTACTACTTATTAAAGATATTTTTTCCATATCTCTCTTCATGCTTTTATGTATCTCTTGTTGACTTCTTATTCTTTGTGCTAAACTTTCAACATATTTACCAAGCTCCTCTAAACTATCTGTAACATAATACCCCTTGCTATTACAACAAAGGCCAACTATTAATTGCTCAACCCTTATGTGATGTATTATTTTACGAAGCCTTGGCTCACTTATTTTGTAACCTGAGTTTGTTAGTGCCTTACAAATATTTTTATTTGTTATAGCGTTTTGTTTACCATGCTTATTTCTAAGACCTTTTACAACTATAGGTAAAAGCGTGTTTTCTTCGTAATCTGTTAACTCGTAAGTTATTTCTTCAAATAATGTTATCATTTTTGTTTTGTTTTTGATGTTACGATTTCTAAATTATCTGTTCCATCATAAGCAACGCCTATGACTTTTATGTTTTTATCTTTTTCTAATTTTTCAATTTCTTTTTTAAGCTTTTTACACTCCACAAAAACACCACCAGCCCCATTACCTTTAAAGTCTAAATCTATAAAATATCTTATATTTTTATTTTCACTCATAATGCAATTATACAAAAAAAAAACTAAAATTCCAACTGTTGAGACTCTTTTTTATAAGGCATATTATCTGGCTCTTCTCCCTGTTCGTAATATCTACCATTTTGTAGATTGTAATTAAACACAGCTTCACCTATCTCTCCTATATGTCTAAATTTAACTTTCTGAACATAAACATGACTAAATCCTGTTTCAAAATTTCTATAAACAGTTATTCCATTATCAACTTGATTATAAAAATTTGCAGAGCCTGCAATATCATAAAGTGTAGGCACATCATATAAACCATTGTCTTTTTTTTGCATCTTTCTTGGATGTGCTACTAAAAATATATGTATATCGTATTTCTGTTTAAATATAGTTAGTTTTGTTAAAAAATCATTTATATATTGAGTTTCACTTTGATTACCAAATGGTGCGTGTATTTTATTATAAGGGTCTATTATTAAACCTTTAATACCATGTCTTTTTACAAGACCAGCAGCAGCTTTTAATATAGCGTCAATAGTAAAAACATCTCCATCAGGTCTAATCCAATTAAATCTATTAGATATAAATTTCTTAGCAAACATTAATTCAGATTTAGTCATTCTTTGATACAAACTTATTTCTCTAAATGTTTTTCCTATAAATTTTTCTGACAAAACAGAGAAGTGTAATTGTAATGGGTAGTGCTCTGGTGAAAAAACACCAAAACGCCAATCATGATTTGCTGCCAATTTCATACATATATGCTCAAGCCAATTACTTTTACCATGAGTTGGAACTCCTGTTATAACAGTTAATTGTGATGTTGTAAATGTAAATAATTTATCAAAAACCCTGTGGCCTGATTCACAACCTCTTGACAAACCATTTTTGTATAAATCATCAATATCTAAATTTATACTATCAACACCTATAACCCCCTCTAATGGGTATGCCTTTGCGTATTTAATAGTATCTTTTAATGTTTCTAAACCATTATTTAAAATCCAATCATTAGCATCTTTGTATTTATCAAAATCAACCCTATAGCAAACATCTCTACCTATTCTTCTTGACAATTCTTCGGCAAGCTTTCTTCCTGGCTCATCATTATCGGTTGCTATATAAACCTTTTTTAAATCGTCAGGAAAATCTTTTAAATAATCTAATTTTAAATTAGAAGCTCCATTTGGAACTGATACACAATTTTTAAAACCTGCCTCATAATAAGATAGCTTATCCATTTCTCCCTCAACAATAATAACCTCATCAAAATCCTTTATATCATCTAAACCATATAAAACCCTTTCTGCATCTTTTACAAGCTTAAAGTTTTTTTCACCATCCCTATATTTAACATTAACAAGCTCATTGTTTTTATAGTAATTAAATTGTATGGTATTTCTTTCGCCAGAAACCTGTGGCATATATTCAATGCCCTCTGTTACATTATTTTTTAATAATGTTTTCTCACTTATACCTCTTGTTTTAAAAAACTTAATCATACCATCACTATACTTTGATACTTTAGGTATAGGTTTTGGTTTTACATAAAAAACTTTCTCCATATAATTTGACTTTTTTAATCCACCTGTCCATCCACAATTATGACAATTCCAAACCCCCTCATCTATATTTACAGATAAGCATGGCTCACTCTTTTTTTTTCTTTCATGTGAGCATTTTGGACATTTTGTTTTA